TTAAAAAGAACGATCAAACAATTGCAGATTTAGAAGCAGCTCTAGCAGAAGCAGAAAAAAATCTATAGGAGATTAAAAAATGAGTACATTTACAAAAGTATCGTATCTAAATGCGAACCCAAAAGGCACGGGTGATAATAGACTAAAATCTATTCCTGCGAAAGCAAGTCACTTAAACACCGTAATAACAGACATAGAAGCTGGAACAGCTGGTCAATATGCCTACGAACGATTTTCTAACAAAATAGAAGTAGACGCTGCAACTCTGACTATTGCTTACGCAACACACATGAGTAGACCAGTAGTTCAAAAACAAGCGTGTGTGTTTACTCTACCTGCAGTAGCTGCACTTCAAGGTGAAATTTGGATTATCAACGGTGCTGCTGATGGTACACTGATGACAATCTCCCCTCATGCAGATGATATGTTCGTTTGGGACGTAGCAGGCGCAGGCGGAGCAAATGATAAGGATGTAATCAATACAGCTGCAACTGCTAAAAGAGGTGATTATATTAAACTCAGATATGCTGATGCTAATGGCTGGATGATTACTGAAATGGGTGGTACTTGGGTTGATGAATCTTAAGATACCTAACACTTATTAATAACAATAATATCAAAGCTCCCGGACTAGTTCCGGGAGTAAGATATTAAAAAGAAAAAACATGACAAAACTAAGCGATTTAATCGACAAAAAAACACTTAAACAAATAAATGAAAATGTTCTTGGAGAGCTTCCAAGTAAAAAACTCATGAAAATGAAATGGAATCCAATAACGGAATCTGAATCAGATGTAGAGCCTATAGAAGAAGGTAATAACACACAATATTCTTGGGGACAGATTAACAATGCTCTTATGTCATATGGTATGTCACCTGCAAAAATTTTACGTTTTCTTTCAGTACTGAAACAGCAAAAATAATAAATTTCAAAAAAGGTTATACATGAAAAAATTAGTTACAATTATATTATTACTTATTACTCTTAACTGCTTTTCGCAGAATAAAGATTATAAGACAGCCTACAAACTTTCAAAACAACTTAATACAGAATATAAATTAAAAATTACTTCACAAGATTCTGTAATTTCAAAACAAGACTTATACATTTCAGATTTGAATAGTATTATTATCGTTAATAAAAAATTAACAGCTAATGATTCACTTCAAATATCATTATTAGAATCACAAAAATTGTTCTTAAATGAAAATATTAATCTTTATAGAAAAGAATTAGATAAAAGAAATAAATTCTGGAATTCACCAACAGGTGGAGTTGTATTAGGTATAGTTGGTACAATAGCATTAATACACATTATAGATTATAGTTTACCGCAATAAGTTGGAAATATAATATATTTTCCGTATATTTATATATAAGTGGATAACTATTTATGACTAAATCATTAAAAGATGTAATAAAATTAGAATACACGAAATGTGCAACAGATCCTGTACATTTTATGAAAAAATATTGTTATATTCAACATCCACACAGAGGTAAAATTAAATTTAATCTCTACCCATTTCAAGAAACTGCATTAACTGAATTGCGAGATCACGATTACAATGTAATTTTAAAGTCCCGTCAGTTAGGTATATCAACACTATCAGCTGGATACTCTTTATGGTTAATGTTGTTTCATAATGATAAAAATATTCTAGTGATTGCAACTAAACAAGAGGTAGCAAAAAATTTAGTAACAAAGGTTCGAGTCATGCATGACGGATTACCAAGTTGGTTAAAAGGTAATTGTGTTGAAGACAATAAATTATCTTTACGATTCTCAAACGGCTCTCAAGTAAAAGCAATTTCCAGCTCAGGAGATGCAGGTAGATCTGAAGCACTATCATTATTAATAATAGATGAAGCCGCATTCGTAGACCAGATTGATGAAATCTGGGCATCATCTCAACAAACATTAGCAACTGGTGGTGGAGCAATAATACTCTCAACACCGAACGGTACAGGAAACTTCTTTCATAAAACATGGGTAGGAGCTGAAGCAGGCACTAATGGATTTAACCCAATAAAGTTACACTGGACAATGCATCCAGATCGTGAACAGGAATGGCGAGATAAGCAAGATCAATTATTAGGTGAAAAAATGGCAGCACAGGAATGTGATTGTGACTTTATTACTTCTGGTTATACGGTGGTAGACGGAACAACACTTCAATGGTACCTTGAACAGCAGGTTCAGGAACCTGTAGAGAAGCGAGGATTTGATAACAATTACTGGATATGGGAATATCCAGATTACGGTAAAGATTATATGATATCAGCCGATGTAGCTCGAGGTGACTCTACAGATTACTCTGCATTTCACGTAATAGATGTTGAAACATTAACTCAAGTAGCAGAGTATAAAGGCCAATTACCAACAAAAGATTTTGGTAATATGTTAGTAAACGCTGCAACAGAATGGAATAATGCATTACTAGTAATTGAGAATGCCAATGTTGGATGGGCAGCAATACAGCCTGCAATTGATAGAGAGTACCCAAACTTATTTTACTCAACTGCAGATCTAACCACAATAGATACAGGTATTCAGCTAAAAAAACGATACGATCTTAAATCAAAGGACAAGATGGTTCCTGGATTTACGACTACTTCGAAGACAAGACCACTAATTATATCAAAGCTAGATACCTATTTTCGAGAAAAAGCATGCACAGTTCGATCAAAGAGATTGATTGATGAATTATTTGTTTTTGTTTGGAAAGGAAGTAAAGCACAAGCACAAGGTGGTTATAATGACGACCTGGTAATGGCATTTAGTATTGGAATGTGGGTAAGAGACACAGCACTTATGTTAAGACAAAAAGGTATGGATTTAACTAAGAGTACATTAGAAAATATTAAAGTGAACCGAGGGCCCGAAGTTTACACTAATAAAGCACCAGTAAACAATCCCTGGGTCCAACGAACGAATCAAGGTGATCAAGATATCACCTGGTTAATATAATAAAGGTTATTAAAGAGGAATAAAACATGGCAGATAAATCAATATTTTCAAGATTAAGAAAACTTTTTTCAAGCAACGTAGTTGTAAGAAATGTCGGTGGTAAAAAGCTTAAAGTTCGTGATACTTCTAGACTTCAATCTATGGGTAACAACGTTACTATGGGTGTAGATAGATTTTCTAAATTAAGAAAGACTAACGTTAATTACGGGTATGGAACATCACCTGCACAAAATTTTGCATACAATAAAAACGAGTTATATACAGATTACGAATCAATGGATACAGATGCAATTATATCTTCAGCACTAGATATATATGCAGATGAATCAACAATGAAGAATGAATTTGATCAAGTTTTAACTATACAGTGTCAAAATGAAAATGTTCAAAAAATACTTCATAATTTATTTTACGACATATGTAATATTGAATTTAATCTATGGCCATGGTTACGTAATATGTGTAAGTATGGAGATGCATTCTTAAAATTAGATATTGCAGAAGGTTATGGTATTGTTAATGTAGTTCCACTATCATCATACGAAATGACTCGTGAAGAAGGTGAAGATGTAGACGACCCGTATAAGACAGTGTTTAAGCAAGATGGTGGTACAGGTCAATTTGAATATCAAAATTTTGAAATAGCTCACTTTAGATTATTGAGTGATGCAAATTTTTTACCTTATGGTAAATCAATGGTAGAGCCAGCAAGAAAGACATGGAAGCAGTTAACTATGATGGAAGACGCAATGATGATTCATAGAATTATGCGTGCTCCTGAAAAAAGGATTTTCAAGATAGATGTCGGTAATATACCACCAAATGAAGTTGATGGATATATGCAAGCTATTATTGATAAGATGAAAAAGGTACCATATATAGATCAAAATACAGGTGAATATAATCTTAAATTTAATATGCAAAATATGATGGAAGATTTTTACCTTCCAACAAGAGGTGGTGAATCTGGAACAGGTATAGAATCTGTTAGCGGGTTAGACTTTAATGCAATCGATGATATTGAATATCTAAGAAATAAAATGATGTCAGCGTTACGTGTACCAAAAGCATTCTTAGGATATGATGAACATGTAGAAGGTAAATCAACACTAGCAGCTGAAGATATTAGATTCGCAAGAACAATTGAAAGGCTACAACGTATAGCTGTATCAGAGTTAACTAAAATAGCTATCGTGCATTTATATACTCAAGGATTCGAAGATGAAGATTTAGTTGATTTTGAATTATCACTAACAACACCATCAACAGTTTACGAGCAGGAAAAAATCTCAATTTGGCAAGAAAAGATAAGACTTGCAACAGATATACAGGGGTCAAAATTGCTATCTGATGAATGGATTTATGAAAATATATTTAACCTTGGTGATACAGTATGGAAGCAAGAGCGCGAAAGTGTTATTGCTGACTTGAAATTAAAATTCCGTCAACAACAAATTGAAACCGAAGGAAATGATCCAGCTAAAACATTACGTTCATTTGGAACACCACACGACCTTGCATCATTAGGTCCACAAGCAGCAGATGGAGCTCCAGAAGGAAATGCAGGTAACGGGCAAGTAGGTCGACCAGATATCGGGTTAAAATACAAATCAACAGAGCATCCGGGAGGGCAAGATCCTGTAGGTGATAAAGAGTTAGGTAAAACCTACGATATAGATAAGCAACCCTTAAAGCATAATTTTAAAGGTAATAGTCCACTAGCTAGAGAGGATAAGCGACAGAAGTATAAAAATGTAATTAAATCAATGGCGTCCAGAGGGAAGACTAAAGCTGTTCTTAAAGAGTCGCTAGATTCAACTAAGACATCCTACGATGATACTGGTGGGTTATTAGATGAGACTAATATAATTGACGGGGCAGTGTAGTTTTTTTGTATTTCCTCATATTTATTTATGATGGAAACTACGCTTAAGATAAAAGATGAATATGAGTATAAATAAACATTCTAAAATTAAAAATACAGGTATATTGTTCGAATTACTTGTTCGCCAGGTAGCCTCAGATACACTATCCTCAGATAGTTCTGAAGCAATCAGAATTATAAAAGATTATTTCTCTTCTAAAACACAGTTAGGGAAAGAATTACAATTATATCAAACTATTGTTAATGAAAAATTTAGTAATGAAACCCAAGCTGATAGATTTTTATCTGCAGTTATTTCATCTAGAAAAACATTAAATAAAGGTATGCTACGTCGTGAAAAGTATAATCTTATTAAAGAAATTAAAGAACATTACGATTTACAAAAATTTTCAAAAGCTAGAGTTGACAATTATAGAACATTAGCTTCAACATATAATATTTTTGAAAATACTTCCAAAGGCCCAGCAGATGGTATACGCCTTAGGTATAACTTAGTTGAAGCGATAACGAGTAAACATACACATAAAGCAGTTAAAAAACAAATCGTATCAGAATATGAGCAACAAGATACAGATATGCAATTG